ATAATATCAGAGTTAACAACTTTTGCTCAAAAACATAATTCATTTGAGGCAGAGGATGGTTGTAATGATGACCTAGCGATGTGTCTTGTAATATTTTCTTGGTTAGTTGCACAAGATTATTTTAAAGAAATGACTGATAATGATGTGCGAAAGAGAATATACGAAGAACAAAAAAATCAAATCGAACAAGATATGGCACCTTTTGGTTTCATCTCTGATGGTTTTGGTGATGATTCCTTTGTTGACAAAGATGGAGATTTATGGAAAACTGATGAGTATGGGGATCGTTCCTATATGTGGGATTATTATTAATGACTTATTTTTTCTTAGTTGGATCTAGTTTTTTTAACTTTTGTTTTTATATTTTTGCGATTGGATTTGTAATATCATTAATATTAGAACAAATTGTAAAAAGACAAGGTGATGAATTAAATATTTTAATCGTCACAACGAATAGAAAATTTTGTTGGCAACAAGCTTGGGTAGTAAATCTTCTTTGGTTTTTATGCAATATACTTTTATATTTTTCGACAAGAGCATCAGCACCAGTTGGTTCTGATATTATTTGGAGAGGTGAATTGTAATGTTAGATCCAGTCGAAGTTAATAAATCTCTAGATGATATACGTCCTTACATTGAATCAGATGGTGGGTATCTAGAATTTATAGAATTAGATTATAACTTAGAAGAGCAAGTTAGAATGTATTATGGAGTAAAAGAGGGGGAGGAAGCAGCAATCGCAAAGGTAAGATTAAGTGGTGCTTGTGAGTCTTGTGCAATGAGTGCACAAACATTACGAATGGGTATTGAAAGACATCTTACACAAAAATTTCCAGAAATAGTAGGAGTGATGCAAGTATTATGACTTCAGTTGTTCTTATACTTTGTTTTATGCCAATTGTGATTATATTCATTGTAATGAAACTCGCAACGTGGATATCTCTAACAACATTTGAGACTAAGTATATTAGAGAGGAAGCAAAGAAACCTCACGGTCCTTACTATCCAGATGCATACTCTGATGTTGATGAAGAGGAAGAAGAACGTTGGAATTCGATGAACAATTAGAACTAGGTCATTTCACACTCTCGGAAAGAAAGTGTAGAGTTTGTGGTGTAATGAAAGAATTAATTGATGGATATTATTTAATCAGAAGGAACAAAAATATTAAATCATCATATTCTTATGAATGTAAAGATTGTACAATTAAAAGAGTAAAGAGTAAAAAGAAACCAAAGATAAAGGATTGGGAGTATCCAGATTGGTAGTTCATGCATTGTTTCCCCAGTGTAATAATAGTAAAGAATAAATAATTCCAGAAAAATATCCTGAGATTCGGAGAAACGAATATGGCTTTAAATTTAGCCTCTCCTGGTATCGTAGTAAGAGAAGTTGACCTTACCATTGGTAGAGTGGACGCTACAAGCGGCTCTATTGGTGCACTAGTTGCTCCTTTTTCTAAAGGTCCTGTGGAGGAACCACAACTCATTGAAAGCGAAGAGGATCTATTGCAGACTTTTGGTCAACCTTATTCTATTGATAAGCATTATGAATATTGGATGGTTGCATCATCATTTCTAGCATATGGTGGAACAATACAAGTTGTTCGAGCTGGTGATAGTGGTCTTAAAAATGCTTACATTGGAACAGGTAGTTCTATTTTAATTAAGAGTGATACACACTATAACCAATTACAATATGATGATAATGTAATCACTAATAGAACTGTTGTAGCAAAAACACCTGGTACTTATGCTAACGATATATTAGTCTCAATAATTGATGCGAAAGCAGACCAAGTTTTAACTGGTATTACCACGGATAATTCAACCGCATTTACATTAGCAAATGCAGCAGTTGGTAATATAGGTATTACAACAAATAAAATTACTGGTATTAATACAGCAGGTTTATCATTAAATCAAGCAACAAATACAGTTGAAGGTGTGATTGGTATTGGACTTACAATCACTGCAATAAATGCAAGTGAAGTAATTCTAAGTGGTGATAGTGTTAACACTGAAGCACAAACTGGTGTTGTATTTCAATTCGGTACTGTTGCACAATCTGGTATTGGTATTACTGTTGGTAATGGTTTTAAGATTGATGTGCCACCTAACACAGTTGAAATTGTAAATGTAAGTACTGGTTCAACATCAGTTCTTGATGGAACATTCCGTGGTGTTATCACAGAAATTGGTGAAGGTGAAATTGGTGTAAAACTCAATGCTCACGTATCAGCCGCTGGCACCATAAGAAATGTTGATTACAAACAGAATGGTACATTTGCATTACCTGAGAGTGGAACTATTACAATCCAAGATGGTTCAACTGTAAGAGGTACTGCAGCATATACCACTGAAAAAGATTGGTTTGAACAGCAAAATATTGTTCTAACAACAAAAGATCTAGACGGTAATTTTAACAAAATTGAATGGGACGGTTTAGCAAACGCACCTGGTACATCAGCATACGCTGAAGCAAGAGGTGGTAGATTTGATGAAGTTCACGTTGTTGTCATTGATGACAAGGGAACAATTACAGGTAACGCTGGAACAATTCTTGAAAAACACTTAAATCTATCAAAAGCAAAAGATGCTGAATATGGAGTTGGTAATACTGCATATTGGAGAAAGTATCTTGCTGCTAATTCACAATACATCTATGGTGGTGATCAACCAGCAGGTACAACTGTAATAGGGTTTAGTGATGGTGGCGTAAACACATACGAACTAGACTCTGATACCTCATGGGATCAGGATGCAGCAAATACTAAATTTGCTGGTTCAGGTGTTGTAACTGGTTCACTTTCAAAGGGAGCAAATTACAGTGGTGGAGTTGGTGCTGGAAAATCAGATTATATAACAGCAGGAGCACTTAATCCTGGTTTAGATGATCTGATTACAGGTTATACTTTATTTGAGAATACTGAAGATATTGAAGTTGATTTTATTTTAATGGGTGCAGCACATCACATTAAATCACAATCACAAGCACTTGCTGCAAAATGTATTCAGGTAGCAGAGGCAAGAAAAGATGCAGTTGCATTTATTTCACCTTTCCGTCAAGCATTTTTAAATGACAGTGGTGATGCTGGAACTGTTGAGGTGAATAATATAGATAAAATCACTAATGAAGTGGTTGGTTTCTATACACCATTAACATCATCAACATATGCTGTATTCGATAGTGGATACAAATATATGTTTGATAGGTTCAATAATACATTCAGATATGTGCCATTAAATGGAGATATTGCTGGAACTTGTGCAAGAACTGACATTGAACAATTCCCTTGGTTCTCTCCTGCAGGAACTGCAAGAGGTGCTATACTGAATGCAGTGAAACTTATCTATAATCCAGGTAAGAAACAGAGAGACATTCTATATTCAAATAGAATTAACCCTGTGATCACATCACCAGGTGCTGGTATTATTCTCTTTGGAGATAAAACTGGATTTGGTAAGTCATCAGCATTTGATCGTATCAACGTTCGCAGATTGTTTATTTTCTTAGAAGATGCTATTTCAGCAGCGGCTAAGGATCAACTCTTTGAGTTCAACGATGAGATCACAAGAACAAACTTCGTAAATATCATTGAACCATTCCTAAGAGAGGTTCAATCCAACAGAGGTATATTTGACTTTGTTGTGATTTGCGATGAAACAAATAACACTGCAGCAGTCATTGACAGAAATGAATTTGTTGCTGACATCTTTATCAAACCAGCACGTTCTATCAACTTCATTGGTCTAACCTTTGTTGCTACCAGAACTGGTGTTGCATTTGAAGAAGTAATTGGTTCCGTTTAATTAACAGAGGTTTAACCAACTATGGCTAGTAGAAATCAGATCAATCCACCACCATTAAGGACGATTTCCGACTTTAAGAGTAAGTTGACAGGTGGCGGTGCTCGTGCTAATCTGTTTGAAGTTGTCCTCACATTTCCTGATGCGGCTCAACCGCCACAGGAAGTCCTTGATAAATCAAGGTTTTTAGTTAAAGGGGCACGACTTCCAGCATCTAATATCGCACAAATCGAAGTTCCTTTCAGAGGAAGGGTACTCAAAATCGCAGGTGATAGAACCTTCGACTCTTGGACAGTTACAGTTATCAACGACACAGACTTTGCAATAAGGTCAGCATTTGAAAACTGGATGAATACAATCAACAAGTTAAATGATAATACTGGATTGGTAAATCCTGCAGATTATCAAGCAGATGCATTTGTATTCCAACTTGATCGTGATGGTCAGACTTTAAGAAAGTATCGTTTCTATGATACATTCCCAACACAGGTCGGTCCTATTGAGTTATCTTATGATGCTCAAGGTATTCAGGAATTCACTGTTGAACTTCAGGTTCAGTACATTGAAATTCTGAGAGGAGATAGTCCTGTTGCACAGGGTGAAAACATCAGCTAAATAGAGTATAATAGTCCAATCAGAATAATATAATGGC